ATCAGCTTGAATCTTCTGGGCTTTAAGTTGTAGTTCGGCTTGCTTCATTTGCATATCGCCCTGATCTTTTTGGGCTTTACGTTGTACTTCTTGTTGTTTGACCTGTAACTCTGCTTGCTGCATCTGAAATACAGGGTCTTGTTGCTGCTCTTGCGCTTGTTTTTGAGCTGCTTCTTGTTTGTTCTGTTCAGTAAGTTGTTTACCTGCGTCTGCAATTACCCCTGCCAGCAGCACTTCAACATCGTTTGGTAACTCTTCGTTAGGTGGTGGCAACGGTACTCCTAACTTTTCTTCTATCTGTTTGCGGTACTTAAACCCAGTATGTTCTGCAATGTGCGCTTGTAGCGCAGCCATGATTTGTTGTGCTTGTGGGTTCTGTCCGATTGTTTGAGCAATCATAGGATCTTGTAGGAACGCCTGATGTGCCGTTATATGAGCATCGTGATCTTGGTGGATAAACGCTCGTATCGGCGTACCTGTCAAAGCGTTCATGTTTTCGCTTACGGGATCTGTTGGGTTTATATCTTCCTTAACCGGCACTAACTTATCAGCATTTTTTATACCTAACACTTCGATCATCTGACGATGTAGTTGCGGTAAGTCATATATCTGCGGAGCCTGTTGCGCCATCTGCAACACTGCTTGATATTGTACAACCCTCTGAGCCATCGTAGAGCTATTAGGGTCACTTACGGGGATTACAGATACCATCATGTAATCAGACCGTTTAGCCCTTACTTCTCCTCGCAAAGGGTTATAATCATATTTCTCAGAAGCGTATTCTGAAATGATAGCCTTGAGCATTTTAAACTCTTGCTTCATCGCATAGTGAACACGAGACTGTACTGCTGCCATAGGCTTCAGTGTTCTTTCTAACAATGCTAGCGTAGTACCCACTGGAGCATTAGCCGACATGTCAGATATGTTCATGTCACTAATAGCACCTAACCTACGACCTTCATTAGTAATCTGGTCTAGCAAAGATAATAAAGTTTGACTTGGCTCTTTATAAGGAAGCGGCATAATGTTTTCACGAATGCTGCCTGACGGTACGTCTACATCTTTAAACTCTCCCGGCTCTATGGGCGTGTCATCGCCTTTAATCCGCAGTCCACGAGACTTTAGACCTCCGGGGAGGTTAGCGAGCGTACCAGCGTCCACCAATTGCCGTATAAGCGAGGTTCCTGCCCTAGCGTACCCACCTATGATATGTATAAGTCCAAGGCCGTAGAAGCCAAATCCGGGGACATACACGTAATGCACAAAGTGCTGACGCTTTAGCATCAACTCGTCGTCAGGGTTCCAGTTACGACGTATAGCTAGTATCTCATTACTACCGCGTTCCATAGTGATAACGTAGGGCTTGGCTATCTCTTCTTCGTCCTCGTCCACACCTTCAATAACAATATCTGCATGAATCTCGTACATTGAGTACCGATCATCGTCGGTAAGAGAGAACCCACCATCTTCGGCTTTCTTCTCCTCAATATCGGTATGGAAAGTCTGTGGCTCTCCTAGCTCTATGTCACGGTAGAACCCATTTGCTTGTAACTTTCGGATCTCATTCTTGGTCTTACGCATGATATGCGTGACGCGCTCGGCAGACTCTATGTTAGAGGCACCATATGGCACTATAACGTCTTCTGCTGGGATATAAATGGCTACTTGCCTACCTAGGGTAGGATCAAAATAAACCTTCTTAAACGCCGATCCTGCGAGTCCTAGGCTGTATAGCATCCGCTCATGTTCGGGGCGGTATTCCACCATGTTCTCAGTAAGCTCGTAGTTCATGTCAGCTTTGACACGTTGTGCGGCTTCTTCTTTTTCTTTAGTCTCGTCCCCTAACACCTTTACCCTAACTGGGCCAGCCGCAGGGAAAGTCTCACTCATTGTTTCTGCTTGGAATCGTATTGCAGCTTCGGCTAGAACGGTAGAGTGTACTCCACAGGCTCCTTCCCAAGGTGTTGTACGTGCTTCGTATTTAAACCCTATAACGTCTAAGCCTTTGACGTATATGTCAGCCCACTCTTTACGGCTGTCTATGTCCGAATCTATTAAGTCTGTAAGCTCATCTGCTAACTCTGCTAAGTAATCTTCTTCTAACTCTTCCGCTAGGTTACCTTCAAACGGCAATGAGCCTAGAGAGCTACCTTCGGGGATCAAGGTTATCTCTACGCTACCATCGTCTAGTGTCACCATGTCAGGGTTAACGATCTCTATCTCCAACTCTTGAGTTTCTTCTTCAAGAGCTGCTTCGTCTATACCTTGAGGTGCAACACTTATACCTTTTTCAATCGCCATAATTTAACCTCTTAATAATACCCACTGCTAGTGCGCTTGAAATATCGTTGTTCTTCTACTTCATCACTAGGTAGTCGTATAAATCCGCCTTGCCTAAACCGCATTAACACCATGACTGTGGAGTCCACCAAGTCATCGTTGCTCATAAACGGAAACCCTGCTATCTCTTCTACTACTTCTTCCGCCCAACGTGTCTGGGGAACCCAACACAGACCAGACGCTACAATATCAGATACGGAGTTTAACCGCGCTAGTTTATCACCTGACCCCCTATGAGGGGTATATTCTGATACAGGCAGTCCCATCCTACGCATCTCTTGGTACAGGGCCACACCAGAACTCTTCTTCTCCACAATAAACGAATCCGGTTCCCAATCTGCGTACTCTTGCATAGCTAGTTCTTTTAACTCGTGAAACTCCATACGCCGTTTAATACTATTTAGCAATATTATATTATATTCGTTTGTGTCTTCGTTTAGAAAAACGCCCCACGTAGTCAACGCTGTATAGTCAGCGCGGTTGTGTTTCTCTGCCGCAGCGTCAAGTGACATGATTACATACTCACATTGTGGTGGATCTTCAGGCATCCATAAATTCCACCACTCACGCTTTACTAACGCAGCCTCTTCAGCGGTGGGTTCTTGCTGATACTGAGCATTCCACTGAAATGTAGGCATAGACGCTTTAGTGCGAAGTAACGCCTCAAGATCAAAAAACTCCGGCCACAGGGGTTTTTCTATTATTTCTTCGGATTCTTCGTCCTCGACCTCCAATATCGCAGGAAATTCTATGACTTCAAACTGGTCAGACCGCTCGTTCTTAGACATATCCTTAACAACACGTCCTGTCAGATCATCCATATGCCAGCGTGTCTGCACTATAGCTACACGACCCCCCGGCATTAGGCGAGTACGTGCGCCGAACGTATACCACTCGTAGGCTTTCTCAAACGTAGAAAAGTTACCGTTAATCACGTCCTGCTCAGAGTGTGGGTCATCTACCAACAGTAGATCAGCACCACGACCTGCCAGTGCGGAGCCTACACCACAGGCATAATACTCCCCACCAGAGTTTGTGTTCCATCTGCCAGCCGATTTAGAGTCTACTGCTAGCTTCACCGTGGGGAATATTTGTGTGTAGTCCTCTGTTGATATTAGATTACGGACTTTACGCCCAAAATCTACCGCCAAATCTGTGGTGTGTGACACCATCATCACTTTCTTAGTGGGATTACGCCCTAAAAACCACGCTGGGTAGAATATTGACACTAATTGTGACTTACCGTGGCGCGGTGGTATGTTCACGCAGACCCTATCCTTGGCCCCCCTCTCAATATCCATCAACATATCAGCAAGAATCCTGTGATGTTTCCCCACTATGTAGTCTGGCTGCATTCGCTTGCAAAATTCTATTAGATCGTCATAAGCCCGCTTATTCTGACTACGGGAAGACAGTTCATCTACAATGCGGTTGATCTCTACCACTTCTTTTGTAGAAAAAGAGTCAATATTATCCAGCATATGCTGAATCTCCCCTTCTGAGAAGTCCTCCTCACTCATCGTAGTCGTCATCGTCGTCATCGTCGTCATCAAGACCTAGTTCTGCTTCGATATCTACAAACTCTCCATCAAATACAACGACTTCTTCTAGTTCTTCTTGCGGATTTACCAGTTTCTCTAGCTTATCCCGTAATTTTGCGCGTAAATCGTCAGTGGACTGGTGCGTTATGGTGATCTCAGACTTCTCAGAGAACAAACCTACATCAGAAATCTTACCTAATAGCTCTAAAGCCTTGATTCTATGCTTAGGGTCGGGGTTTTCAGTCTCTAGAAGCAACTTGTTTGTTACTAGGTGCCTAACCTGTAGCGAAGATTCTACAACTGCGTGTCCAAACTCTTGTAAAAGGTTGCTCGTTAACACAACAGAAGCGGGAGTTAGTTCGGATACTCGGTTTGCGTTGGCTTTTTTAGAGGTGTTCTCAGGATTATCCGCATAGGCGTGAGTTAGATCCGCAGCAATATCCCTATCTTCCCTGCTGGGGCTAATGTCTACCCCGTGAGCTTCTAGTGCTATGGCCGTGTTAGCAGCGGCTTCCATTCGGTCGGGTAAATCTAACTGTTTTATGTCATCAGGAATGGCAATACCTAGCTCTGGCTTGAGTACAAGTGTCATGTCTGATCGCAGGTTATTCACCGAAACGCATATATACCAGAAAAAAATTTTTATTACAAGTGTTTGGGACTCCTATAGGGGGGGTCTTCCTGTGTAGAGGGGGTGGGGGTGCGGTTCTGGGAAAATCAGATTTGTTCGTGGGAATTAGTAATATATACGCGGGCATGGAACCTGTCAGCACTGAGCGGGGGTGGGGGATGGGTGGGTGCGATACAGTACCAATTACCCCCATATCGCTATACATAATGCTAATCCATGCTATAGTAAGGGTATCAAGAGCAATAATGCTTTTGATTGTATGACCGCTTACTGGTCATACATAATGTTCAATCAAATAGGTAAATTAGCATGGCTATTTTAAAGCAAAATGTATCAAAAATAATTAGCGTAACAGTGACCGCCGAGCATGAGCTGTTAACTAAAGAGAATCGCGCCAAGGCAGTTTTAGATAAGGCGCGAGAATCATATAAGGCTAAAGGCGAGACGGTGCGACAACAGCAGCTAAATAACACCGCTGATATGCTCGCTGTATATCATGCAGAATATGGCGAAAAAATGCCGCTATACTTTGTTAAAAAGGCGGACGATTCCAGACTAGGCGGCGACGCTCACTATGACGGCATGAGAGCGGCATACATAGCAGGGTTCCCGAAATCATGGCAAAGGGCAATCGGTAACAGCAAGCACGCCAACTATGCGGATATGCGTAAGGCTGTCACCAACTTTGGCAAGTGGCGTGAGAAAAAACACGATGCCGCTGTTAGGTATCTGGCCATGACAAATGAGGGATTGGATCCACGACAACATAAGGACAGTGAAAGCAACCGGCAGGTTAAAAACGCCAAAGCGCCTATTGATGTAGTTACCCAACAGGCTAACAATCTACTGATTGCCTTGCAAAAATTAGAGGGCGGCGACATCCCCAAAAATATGAATCTGCTTACATTGTTGGATACATTACGGGGGGATTTACAAGACCACGGTATTACACTAAATGCCAATGCACTAGGTGAGCCATCCAACTAGATATAAACCCCATAGGTGTATGACCGCACTCTGGTCATACACCACAACTAAAAAGGAAAATGATATGTCCACTATTAGTTATCACCGAGGCCAAGAAATAGATAGACTGAAAACAGTCAATTACCAGCAAGCACAAGAAATAGATAGGCTGAAAACAGTCAATCGCCAACACGAAGCGGATCACGCTCAAATCCTATCTACTAATGAAGCACTGCGCGAAGAGAATAACAACTTACTACGTAATATTACTAATCTAGGTAATGAATTAAGTAGTGCGCTAATTGATGTAAACACACTTAATATAGAATTGTATGGTCGACCATCTAAACCTCGATAACAATCAGCCTCACTTCGGTGGGGCTTTTTTTTCGCCTGTAATAAAGTCACCCCCACCTACTACCACACTATCCCCGAAACCAGTACCCACCTGCGCCGAGTTAGTTTAGCTGCTAGATTAGTATGACCGCACACTGGTCATACAGGGATTGAAACCAGTCCCCAGTAGCTTTGAGTCTATTGTTACTAATGTTACAATTGTTACACAATGTTACAAAATAATGTAACATTAATACTTGGTTATATCTTGTACTACTTAATGCTAGTAAGTACTAAACACTACTTACCAATACGTTACATTAGGTACTATTATATATATATATTTATAATGTTACATAATACTTAGAATGTATGTAGGATTTTTTGAGATACTTGCTTTGTTACAAAAACTTTCCCCTTCTCTCCCCTCAATAAAACATCCTCATAATTGCCTAAAAAACGTAACATTGTAACATTGCCTAAACATCAGTAACTTACGATAAGTCATGGTGTAACAATGCGTAACAAAACAGTACATAACATTATTTATAACTAAATAGTACAGTATGTCACTACTTGACATAAGATAGTATATATGTCATACTTGTAAAAGTTGGGTGTATCTGACATTCGACATTTACCTGTATGACCGCACTCTGGTCATACACCACACCGGAGAAACATTATGGAAAACTTAATAGAGGTACCGACTATCACTTCTAGCGCAATGCTAGTCGAGGTAAACATAAAGTGTTGGACAGCGCGAGTAAAAGATAAACGCGCATCGGAAGAGGTGACTCAACGAAACAACGCAGACAAGAAAACGGCTACAGTCACGAAGAAACTTCTAGGCGATTGTGTAGAGCTAGACCAACTAGAAAAATATAGTAAGCGAAGCCGCAATGCATCCTATGAACGCACCCTACCTTGGACAGATGGCGGCGACAGACTGCTAACGACTGAGCAGATGTTTGACTTCACTCAACAGATGTCAGAGTGGGAGCAGGGCTTTTACAAACTGGTTGACGTGTTCGATCAAAGGTATCCCTTCCTGATGACACAGGCACAAGCTAGTCTGGGTACACTGTTTAACCCTAGCGACTACCCACACCCTGACGACATTCGTGGTAAGTTTCGATTCCGCGTAATCTACAAACCTATAGCTGAGTCAGATGACTTCCGCGTGGATATAGGCGTAGAAGGTAATCGTATGTTGGCTACACAGTACGAGGATCACTACGACGAACAGATCCAGAAGGCGATGGGTAACCTGTGGGAGAGAATGAATACGTGCCTGACCAATATGTCGAGCAAGCTATCGGAGCCAGAAGATACTGACAACCAAACCAAGACAGGTTCTAAGACATTCCGCAATACCTTGTTTACCAACACACATCATATGCTAGATATGATGAAAACGTGCAACATCACAGGCGATAGCCGCATGGAGGCGATACGGCGTAGTATTGAGGATTCACTACATGGCATTACACCAGATGCTGTACGACAAGACTCACGACTCCGTGCCGAAACCAAACGTGCTATGGATGACGCGATAGCACAAATACCAACCCTAGATATGTAGGAAAACTAACTGTATGACCACACACTGGTCATACACCACACTGGAGAAACATTATGGACGCAAGAAATACATACGCACTAGAAATGCCTAAGATCGTAAACGCTATAACCCGATTAGGTCACAAGCG